ATAATTAGCGATTTGCCATATAGAGACTATGAATTTACGGTCTCAAATCTTCCATCATTCAAGTACTTTAGCATTAAAATGATTGGATCTGGAACAAATCAAGCTTTCCCACCAAGGATGACTGATTTTAGAGTTATTGCGCTTGCTTAAAATGAATAACAAAAACTACATTAAGGTTGAAGGGCACTCAAATTTAGTAAGAGATGAAAAAACCAAAGCTATCTTAAATTTAAATATGACCGACTACGAAAATTATATGAGAGTTAAAAAAATAAAAGAAGATGAGTCGCAAAGGGTCGAAAACATTGAAAGTGAAATGGGCAATATAAAAAATGATTTGGAAGAAATTAAAAACCTATTAAGGAACTTGGCAAATGGATCCCGATAAAATTACTTTAGATAATTTGAATAAATCATTTGAATATGAAAAACTTGCTAGAGATATAGATAGTATAGATGATTGTATTGTTTTGCGTAATTATGCAAAATCTTACATAAAACTTTATCTTAAACAACAAGAAGTCATATCCAAATTCTAATGGCACAACCATCTACTAGACAACAACTTATTGATTATTGTAAAAGAAAACTGGGAGCTCCAGTTTTAGAAATAAACGTTGCTGATGAACAAATTGAAGATTTAGTAGATGATGCTGTACAATTTTTCCAAGAAAGACATTTTGATGGTGTTTATCCAGCATTTTACAAGTATAAAGTAACTGCTGATGATATTGCTCGCGGGAGAGCAAGGGGATTAAATCAAAATAATGTCGGCGTTACAACTACATCAGTATCTACAAATATTGTAGGAACTGCAGTTACTTTCTCATACTACGAAAACAGTAATTATTTACAAGTTCCCCCAAATGTTATTGGGGTCAATAAAATTTTTACCTTTGATGGCGCCAATACAATTACTCATAATATGTTCAGTGTTAAATATCAATTATTCTTAAATGATATTTACTATTGGGGGACAACAGAACTATTGAGTTATGCAATGGTTAAAACATACTTGGAAGATCTAGATTTTCTCCTCAATACTCAAAAACAAATAAGATTTAATAAAAGACAAGACAGGTTATATTTGGATATTGATTGGGGGTCAGTAACAGAGGATCGTTATTTTGTTATTGATTGTTATTCAACTTTAGATCCAAATGATTATTCCAGAGTTTGGAACGATTCATTTTTAAAACCATATTTAACCTCCCTAATTAAGAGGCAGTGGGGTCAAAATATGATGAAATTTACTGGTGTTAAACTTCCGGGTGGTGTTGAGTTGAATGGAAGACAAATGTATGATGATGCACAAAGAGAGATTGATATTTTGATGGAAAAAATGTCCAGCACATATGAACTCCCACCTCTAGATATGATAGGTTAATCATATGTTAAATCCATTCTTTCTTCAAGGTTCAAAATCAGAGCAGAGTCTCATTCAAGATTTGATTAATGAGCAGTTGAGGATGTATGGGGTTGAAGTATATTATCTTCCAAGACAGTATGTTACAGAAAAAACTGTTATAAGGGAAGTAATAGAGTCGGAATTTAATGATGCCTACCCAATTGAAGCATATGTAGATACTTATGATGGTTATTCGGACAATCCAACAATTTTATCCAAGTTTGGTATTCAATCTCTCAACGAAATAACATTAATTATTTCTAGAGAGAGATATACAAATTATATTTCCTCATTAATTATTAATAAAGATAATATAAAAATATCATCAAGACCAAAAGAAGGGGACTTGATATATTTTCCTTTGGGGAAACGTTTATTTGAAATTAAATACGTAGAACATGAAAAACCTTTCTATCAACTTCAGGGACTTTATACTTATCAATTGAGATGTGAACTGTTTAGATATGAAGATGAGGTAATTGATACTAGTATTGATGAAATCGATGAATTAGTTTCTGGCAATGATCCAGATGATTTGGAAAGAAGACCCATTGGTAATATTGTAAACCTTCGCATGGTTGGAGTTGGAGTAACTGCAACGGCAGTCACGTCATTAGTAAATGGAGGAGTGAGGCAAATAACTATCAATAATCGTGGTAGTGGATACAAAACTACTCCCACTGTCGGGATTTCATCTGCACCTTCAGGGGGAAAAACTGCTACAGCTACTGCAGAAATGATTAGTGGAATTGTTGTTTGCAATGACAACATTAATCCAATATCAAAGTCTGTACAAAAAGTTTTAATTACAAATCCAGGGTATGGTTATACATCCCCACCTGGAGTGAGATTTATTGGTGGAGGAGGTAGTGGAGCTGCGGCAACTGCTACTATTGGCGATGCAGTTATTGGCATCGTTACCATAACAAATAGCGGTTCGGGTTACGTAACCCCACCAACTATAACTTTTACTGGTTTGTGTGCTGTTTCTGCTGCAGCGACTGCCGTAGTATCTAGTTCTGGATCAATTACATATATACGTATCACCAATGCTGGTCTTGGATATAGTGTTGCTCCATCCATTACAATAAGTAATCCATTTTTGGTGTCTTCAGGAACTTTTGACCATGGAGAACTAGTTACTGGATCTCAAAGTGGAGTAACTGCTAGGGTCGAACATTGGAATGCTGTAAGTGGTCTATTACAGGTTTCAAAATTGACCGGCGATTTTATTGCAGGAGAAAATATAGTTGGTTCTGCATCAAGTGCATCTTACTATTTAAGTTCTGTTGACATATTCCCTGCAGATGATGGTTATGCTGCAAATGAGGAAATAGAAGAAGAAGCAGATAAAATTATAGATTTTGATGAGGCAAACCCATTTGGAATGCCATGATAAATATTAGTTATTAATCAAGTTAAATAGTAACATTATAAGTTATCCCGCATGTTTGAATATTTTTACCACGAAATTTTGAGAAGAACGGTAATTTCGTTTGGTTCTTTATTTAATAATATAACAATAAAGCACAAAAACAATTCTGATCAAATTGTCAGTTCTATCAAAGTTCCTTTGGCATACGGACCAACTCAAAAATTTCTTGCTAGGATTAATCAATCTCCAGATTTAAACAAACCAGTTCAAATCACATTACCAAGAATGTCATTTGAATTTACTGGACTAACCTATGACGCATCAAGAAAATCTACAACTACACAATACTTTATTGCAAAATCTGCAGAAGATGGTACGGAAGTAAAAAAATCATATCTCCCTGTTCCATATAATATGCAATTTGAATTGAGTATTATGTCAAAATTAAATGATGATGCTCTGCAAATTGTGGAACAAATTTTACCATACTTTCAACCAGCATACACAATGACGGTTGAATTGGTTGATTTAATTAACGAAAAAAGAGATATTCCTGTAGTGCTCGAAAATATTACGATGCAGGATGACTATGAAGGTGATTTTACAACAAGAAGGGTTTTAATTTATACTTTAAGATTTACGGTAAAAACTTATCTATTTGGTCCTATTTCTTCTGCAACAAGAGATATTATCAAGAAGAGCAGTATTGGATATATTGCTGGGGACTATACGACTACTCCAGTAAGAGAAGTTGTATATTCTGTTGAACCTAGAGCAATAAAAAATTACACAGGAATTGTCGTAACAAATATATCTTCAGATATTGATAAAGATGATACACGTATAACGGTAAATGATGCTAGTTCAATTTCTATTAATACATATATTGATCTTGAAGGTGAGGAATTATACGTTGTAGAAAAAACAGGAAATACTCTCACTGTTCAGAGAGGACAAGATGCAACAACTATTACACCACATCTTTCCGGTGCTCCAATTAAGTCGATCACATCAGCAGATGACTTACTAATTGAAGAGGGTGATAATTTTGGATTTGATGGAAGTCTCACTTGATAAAATATGAAAATGACTAAAAAATTCGACGATCTAAATCAAGCATTTAATATTCAAAGTGATATAGTACACGTCGAAAAGGAGACAACTGTAGAAAAAATAGAGACTATTTCAACATCCGTTGATGATGTTAAGAAAGATTATGAGTACACGAGAGGAAATCTTTATAGTTTAATAGAAAAAGGACAAGAAGCTATTAATGGAATTCTTGAACTTGCACAAGAAAGTGAGATGCCTAGGGCATATGAAGTTGCTGGGCAATTAATTAAAAATGTTGCCGATGCAACTGATAAACTAATGGATTTGCAGAAAAAATTAAAAGATATTGAAGAAGAAAAAGTTGGTAAGGGTCCAACTACAGTGAATAATGCCTTATTTGTAGGTTCTACTGCAGATCTAGCAAAACTATTAAAGCAACAGACTCAAGATAATCTGGAATAATAAATATAAAAAGGTATTCTACAATTAAATGCCAAGATTGAAGTCCCACAAAACTGTTGAGCAAATTGCAAAGAAACATCGTCTCGATGTTTCTTTTATACAGAAGCAACTTGATATGGGAGAACCTATCGAGCATGAACATACAAAAGATCATGAACTTGCAATGGATATTGCCCTTCAACATTTAGATGAAATACCAGATTATTATACTCGTCTGAAAAAAATGGAAGCAGATGCTAAAAAGCATCATAAAAAGTTTAAGGATGTGAAGGAAGAAACTAAATCTGGCGATGAAGGTCTCCATGACTGGTTTTCAAAATCAAAATCATCTGATGGTAAAAGTGGGTGGGTTCAACTTGGTGGTAAGTGGGCAGGAAAACCTTGTGCCCGCCAACCGGGTCAAACTTCTACTCCAAAGTGTGGAAGTTCCAAAATGAAAAGATCTCTTTCTAAAGATGAGGAAGAGGTGGCAAGACGTAGAAAAAATATCCAAGACCCCAACCAACCAGAAAAATCTGGTGGAGCAAAACCAACGAACGTTAGAACTGAAGAAATGGACTTGCAAGAAGTAAAGGACAAACCAAGCAAAGGTGGTGGAAAAAAAGATGCTTGTTATAATAAAGTAAAGTCTCGCTACAGTGTCTGGCCAAGCGCATATGCGTCTGGAGCACTTGTTAAGTGTCGTAAAGTTGGTGCAGATAATTGGGGCACTAAATCAGAAGAGGTAATGAAAGAGGAAGAGAGATATTGTCCACTATGTGACAAGAGAGAAACAAGATCTCAATGCACATATGGGGAAAAGGCATGGGATAAAGTCTCCGTAAAGGATGAAGAGTATTCAATGGCTCGTGGAGAACTTCAAACAATTGTCAGTGCAGTAAAGAGATTGCAGGCAAAAGTAGGAAAAGGTGAAGGAGACCTTGAAGCATGGGTGCAGTCAAAGATTACCAAAGCAGCAGACTATATTGACACTGCTGCCGACTATGTTGCTAGTGGAGAAATGGAAGAGCAAAAAATAGTCGATAAAATTATTGATGAAATGAAGTGTTGGACTGGTTACAAAAAGAAAGGAACGCAAAAACTTTTTGGCAAAAATTATAATCGTTGCGTAAAAGCAGAAGATGTGACTATCGAAGATGCTGATGGTAATATTTTTGCCGAAATTGTTGATTTAATCAAACCGGAACCAATCAAAGGATTTAAATCTCAGGTAGATGAGGCAACAAGACTTCAGGCACAAACCGGAAATATTGTAGCAGTAACTCTTCTTTGGAGAGGGAAATATTATTCATTGAGAATGTTTTTCCCACAAATCAAAACTCCTTCACGCCAAGAAATTAACGATGAAATTCAAAAAATTTATCCAGGATCAAAAGTAGTTCATCACACAGTTTCTGAATTTACTTCTGGAGAACCCATTATTCAAGCATTTGGACCTCAGGGCGGAAGTTCAGCAAAACCAGGACCAAGTAAGAGTTATGTAAAAACCATGGGAGAAGATTGGCAAAAAGTAAATCGTCAAGATAAGACGGATGGTTTGAGTCAATCAGCAGTAAATGCATATCGTCGTGAAAATCCAGGTTCCAAACTTCAGACTGCAGTAACTGAAAAGAATCCAAAAGGTAAGAGAGCAGACCGTCGTTCAAATTTTTGTAGTAGGATGAAAGGTCACAAAGCAAAAAATACATCAGCAGAAACCGCAAGAGATCCAGATTCAAGAATCAACAAAGCACTCCGTCGTTGGAACTGTAACTAACAATAGGTTTTATTATGTCAAATGATGTTTATCTTGGTAATCCGCTTTTAAAAAAAGCAAATACCCCAATTGAATTTACGCAGGAGCAAATTCTTGAGTTTGTTAGGTGTAAGGAAGATCCTGTATATTTTGCTAATAATTATGTAAAAATTGTAACTCTTGATTATGGTCTTCAAACTTTTAAACCATATCACTTTCAAGAAAAGTTAATTAATAACTTTCATAATCATAGATTTAATATCTGCAAAATGCCACGACAGACTGGCAAGTCAACCACTGTTGTGTCTTTCCTGCTTCACTATGCGGTATTTAATGATAACGTTAACATAGGCATCCTAGCAAACAAAGCAGCGACCGCTAGGGAGCTTCTGGATAGGTTACAGACTGCATATGAAAACCTACCCAAGTGGATGCAGCAGGGTATTATATCTTGGAATAAAGGTTCACTGGAGTTAGAAAATGGATCAAAGATTCTGGCTGCTTCTACATCTGCAAGTGCTGTCCGAGGCATGTCATTCAATATCCTCTTTCTCGA